TTTCTTCTTAATTTTTGTATGTTTCAAATATAATGATGTAATATTTGCCATCATTTCTTCTAAGTTTTTATATTCGTCGTCCATATTACTCATCTTACCGCTCATCCACGAACTAAGTTGATGAATTAACATAGAACCATGTCTGCTCATATAACGCTTTTTAGCAACAACACTCATTAGAGTTGCGGCACTAGCACTCGCACCTTCGATGATTGTATGCACTGGAATAACAGACTGCTTAATAAAATCAATACCAGCAAATGCTGCAAATACACCGCCTCCATAACTGTTAATATGGAGATAAATAGGTTTTGGTGTGATATTATACATCTGATTTTTCGATTTAAACAAGTCAAAATCATCGTTCAGTTTATCAAGCAACTCTTTCATCTTATATACAGTGTTTTTATTGACACTTCCATTAAAATAAATATGATTTTTCTTAGCAAAAACTTTACTTACATCATTATAACAGTCCAACTCTTGTTTGGAATATTCCTTAGATATATCGGCAGGTTTAACATCATCTTCAATATCGTTCTTAATGGTATCACTTACCCGGGGTCGTTTATTTCTAGTATAAAGAAACTCAAAATCACTCATTATAATATATTATATGGGTGTTATTTTTAAGTATAAAATGAGATATAAAATGCTTTACATACACCATTCACCTAGTATTTCTATATCCTTCTCTCGTGCATTAGCAATCTTAGTAGGTGTTTCTAGAATAAGTGGTAATCCCATATCATAGCATTGTTTGGCAAATGACGATAGTCCATTATTTGACGTACCCATTTCTGTTACGAATCCTTTATTCAAATTTTGGTGTCTATCGACACGCGACCCTAAACGTGTTGAACTGTCATTCATATGAACAACAATGACATTATCCCACCCTATATATTTATCAATGTCACTAATTACGATATGACAATTATTACAAATGTCAGCACCACACGAAAATATATGACACGTGTCAATACAAATCTTCACTCTTTTCTTGTATTTTTTGTTAAATCTATTATAAAACTGTCCAATTTGTTCAATAGATGTAAGTAATTCTGTTCCTTGCCCTGCTGCTGTTTCAAGTATAAAACAACTTTTCAGTGTTGTCGTATTATCGATAACATCTTTAATAAAACGATACATATTATCTTCAAACGGTAATGTATTAACTGCTACATCACCCGATTTAGATTTAATTAGGTGTTTACCTACGTGAAATACACTACCTATTCCACCGCATTTATAAACATTCTCTAGTTCATTTATTGCTCTAGCAAGCATTGCATTATTAAGCATATCTAGTGCTTCATCATATTCATCTTTATTTCCTTTTTTATAACTACTATATTTTGCGATATTAAAGACATATGCCGCATGTGAGAATAATTGTATTTTATTCTCAATTACAAAATCTCGAATTGTAGTATATTCATCGGTTGTCATTTCTTTGTGTTTTAATGATCTAGGTGACCCGAAAAAGACTTGAAATGCTTTACACGTCGACGTGTCTTGTTTTAGAAGGTCTGTTAATTTTATGTGTTCTCCAATGGACATTATATAATATATTTTATAATATTTAATCAATTTTATACTATACGTATGATAGTATAAAATATATGTATAAAATTGATTAAATATTATATATTTAAAAAAATTAACTGATTATGGTCCGAACAAGTATGTTGCATAAGTTGATAACCACCAAATACGACAAATTGGTTGTAACATTCGGGAACGACGTTCTTTATTCGAAATATACACCTGATTCACATGACGAAATGACGGAAACGTTCTTATATATGAGTTTGAATGATAAGATTCGATTTGAAGACCGCCGGTTTTCAAAATACTACCTTGATTCTTTCGAAAAACTATTTATATATATTAAAGACACGCATGCTCCAGACGTACACCAGTTGGTATTTGATAGATTTCAACGATTGTCAATCGAAGAACAACTAAACTATATGACAACCATTGAACTGGCAACGAATTCAACTTTTTTTGGCGCGGCCTTTGGTATTATTAGTATTGTGTATTTCAAAATGTGTTTATATGCTTCCACGTTTACACCCTTGAAGTTTTAAAAATCAACATTTATAATTATTAATATAATCCTTCGACAAACATATGAAAAATAAACTATTAATAGAGAAATTATTGAAAACCCATGTTCTTAAAAGTAACAACCATTTTCTACTAGATTAGCATTCTTAGGAATTTCTTCAGGTAAGACATTACACCAATATTCATTATATGTATCATATTTATTCCACCGAGAACCTTTGATCCCAAACCATAATTGTATTTGTCCACCAGTAACCAATGCAGATCTATTCATTTCAGTATATATATAATCTCCAATCAACATTGAATACCCGCCACATCCTATTATAGCTATATCAAATTCTTTTGAAGTAACATTATTTTTCAACATTTCAAATGATGCTAAAATATTGGAGTTTGGTGTATTTCCACAAAAAGATACAGGTGATTTACAAAAATCTATATCAAATGTATGTTCATCCGGATTTAAATCGAACATTTTATGAACATTTCCAGTACTCAATTGTTTTTGAGATGTTTCTGGAAATGATGTTATAAATAATAGTTTTTTCCCCTTGAAAAATTCAAGCCAGCTTTTTTTTTTATAATATATGATATTAGTATTGTGTATTTCAAAATTTTGCCATTCAGTATTCATATCATAAATAATTTGGTTATCCAGTGAAAAGTAGTATTGTGCTAGATCCATCGAACTAATAATCGTTTTAAAATGAGTACAATTTTTGATACTTTCAGTATAAATCCTAAGATATTCTTTTAAAGTATGTGTATAACGTTCATTGTTAGTGTCATATATTCCATTTTGGTTGTGTGAAAATGTACGGAGTTCATTACAGATATTTTTATTGCTAATGATTTTATTAATAAGCGTGTGGTCAATTTGATACAGGAAAGGTAACAAACATTCCCAACTCTTAAAACCAGAACGTCCTATAAAAAACTTTTTGTTTAACATAACTACATCGTCTATCTTGTTTGATTCCATTTGTTCAATAATATTTTCTGGATTAGTTAATTTTAATTTACAAAACATATCATGTTTGAAGTAATTTTTTTCAAATTTTGATAAGTCACTTAATAGTTGTCGGACATATGTCTTTATATCTTCTTGTATATCTCCTGTGTAAGTTTTAAAATTATTTTGATTAAAAAGGTCTTGGATAACTTTAATTTCGATTGTCATTATATAAGAATATAATATTATTTTCTAACATACAGTGGTTAGAACTAAACCATATACTATTAAAAGATGATTATAATTCTTCTACAAATTCTAAATAATTACCTATATAATAAATATCTTTAATATTTAGTTCAAATATCGTATTATCAAACATATAATCTCTTATGTAATTTGAATAGTCCAATCCCGAATCTAGTATTTTATAACACACTTCATACAATCTATTTTACCATATACATCCTATTTATAATATTACATTAGTAAATACACATTAGTAAATACACATTAGTAAATACACATTAGTAAATACACATTAGTAAATACACATTCTTGATAATTATATAAAATTATATCAATATTACAATATACATATACTAACCAATGTCATATTTATCTACCCGATACAAAGGATTAATCGAAGAATATTATTTCGATACATATAAAACCCATAATACATTAAATTTATCAACATTTGACAAAGATATATTAGTTGACGAATCAGTAAGAAATAAAATAATGAAAACACATAAGAATATTACTACAATTGTATTTAACAAACTCTTTAATAATATTAATACAAATGCAATTGATAAACAAATATTTATTCATTTTATAACATCATATAATACACAATTAGTAACTATTACATTTAATCGTTGTTTTATAGTTACATCTGATATATTGAATTATATAAAAATATATTGTAGAAATGATGTTTGTATTAATAAAAAATGTGAAGATAATCGATTTATTACAATAACTTTAATTAAATATGATAAATTTATTGAAATTGCTCATAATGATAAATCAGGACATTCTGAAATTAATTGCTGGAATAAAATTAATAAACTTATAAAAAAGACAAAGAGAAAAAAGTCAGATATTTTAATTACCGAAATAAGATGTCGTTATAATAACGGACAATTTGAATACTCGTATTCACAACCATGTAAACATTGTACGTTGTTTTTTAAAAATATATCACATCAATTGTATAAACAATATGGTTCAAAAATTAAATTTAATTGGTCATTGGATAGCCAATGTCTCGAAATGACAAAATTTATCAATGTAACTGATATTAAAGATTCTACATTATCGAGTAGATATGCTGTATTATATAAAACATTTTGATTAAATCAAATAAATCAAATAAATCAATTTCATATTCTCATTCTTTTGTAACCGGACTCACCTTCCAAATCAGTATCATCGCATTCCAAATCAGCATCATTTCCATCATCGTATTCTAATCTAAGTCTTTTAGATTTATTACTAAAAATTGCAGTTTCTAGTTTATATCTGTTAATATTAACACGCCTTCCATTAACACTGATTACTCCAAATTCAATCAAATTATCAAATATTTGATTGGCATTCAATTTACATAATATTGATTTATTATCATGTCGTGTTAATTCATCGAGTTTATGTTCATTATACGTGTTACGATAGTAGTTCAATATATAAATATTTACGTGTTCTTTTAAATATATATTAGTTATAATATCACGTGTCTTATAACTAACAAAAATATTTCTTAAATTTGGTTGTGCACAAATAGTGTTAATCCATGCGTATTTTGTTTTTGGGAAAGTGTGATGTGAAACCGAATCAGCCCATTCCTTAAATCGCATAACGGATTCGTATTTAGTTTTGTTATTATATTCAATTTTGTCTAATTCATATTTAAAATCGTTAAATCCAAATTGTTGTTCCTTATCAGGTTTGATTTCGTTTAGAGCAGATGTTAGAGAATTAAGTGACATTGAGTTGTTGTGTGAAAGCATATTGGTTGTATATTAATATAATATTAAATCAATTTTATATTTACGAAGGTATCATATCGGTTACACCACGACTTCCAAAATAAGATATTTAAAAATTGAATTTAAAATTATTGATATAATATACTTATAATGGAACAAATTAAAGAACAGACAGTAGTATCTAAGGAGGTTTTCTTAGACGAATATTATAATTGTTATAAACTAGTTAAAATTTCACCAGATGAAAAACTATTTCGATGTAATATGACAGGTGATAAAATCAATATCTTATCTGGAATTGAATATATTAAATATGAAGATGGACATGTTTATAAACGAGAGATGTTGGTTGAATATATTGACTATATATATTCAATATATGGGGATGAAAATATTATCATTATAGAACATGAAAACAATTATAAAATAGACATATCTTATAACGACGTTGATATTAAACTTGATTTTTGTAAGAATTTTGTAAATTCATTTCACTCATATATATCACATCCATATCATCAGGATATAACCCAATATCTCATATTTCCTGTATATCGCGATTTGGTAGATATTAAACCATATATCAAAACAAGTAATCTTAAATATATTAAGAAATATTTCTCTCACGGGGATATCGTATATACAGGTGATAATCACTATATTTTGAAGAATACAACAAAAGACAGTAAAAAATGGAAAGTATGCGATTATAGTGATGAATATGACGAACATATATTTATTCCATTTGAATATATTCAATCAAGGGGGTATACGTATTATGTTACTCAATGTAAATATTTCGATATAGCACCAATGCCATTGGATTTATTGAATAACGAGATGTATGATTTCCATTTAAATAGCATCGAGTGTAATGTAGATGACTTAGTAGATGATACAGAAACATCTAAATATTATATGAACAATGAAGATGTCGAAGATATTAAAGCATCTGATAGTCCCGATGTCGTATCATCTTATTTCGGTGAACTAGTCATTAAAGAAGGTAAATTACATGTTCATATAACAAAAGAAACAACAATGGAAATGCTTAATAATGACATTGCACCACATTTCATTAAAGCACGGGGTTATACATATTATTATAATGTAGCACAAGATTGTGGATATGAACTAATGGTTTTAGTATCACCATTTGAAGTCATCAATTTGAAGACAATGGTAATTAGATATTTGGTTTAACTATTATGATGTAATCATCTTACCAATAATCGAAATCCGCCTTTTTTCACTAAACTCCTTTACTCGAATCATTATATGAATTATAAAATATGGGTTTATTATACCCTAATTAATGTTAATGTATTATTTGAATCCAATGTTTTGGTGTACAAACAATGCATCGAGTAGTTCTCCATACCACATCTTACCTTTCAATTTCAAAAAGGCAGGGTAGCTTTCAAGAGACACTTTTTCTTCGTGTTCACGGTGGAATACGTCGATATCCGAGCATGGAATTTCTTCAAGCATTGCGAATAATACGTCGAACTCACAAGTAGTCATCTCGCTAATCCATTTGTGAATTATTTCGAAATAATCATGAGATGTCACTGCATCAATGGGTGCCCCAGCATCTTCATAGTGTTCGGTGTTAAAACCATTCCACGGATTGATGTGGTTGATAGAGGGTCCTTGAATCATCGCAATTGGACAATCTTTGAGATTAGTTAGTTTCAACAATTGGCTTCTACGTCCAATCAGTTCGCCATATCCGTCCTTGTTAGGGCATTCGGGGTGAGCCCATGCAACAAATGCATTAGGATTTTCTTTCTGGAACTGATCTTCTGATATTGGGCGACAAACACCGGTTCTAATGGTTGGTGTACACACACAAGTTTCACCGGCGCTGTTCGTAATTCGGTGCATTGAAAATTTCCTGAAAAAATCACCCCCGATGATCACATTCGAATGGTTGATTGTCATCACTGGGGAGTGGATTGTTAATCCACGAAAATATCCACTGCTGTTGATATACGCACTAGTACTATCACGATTGGTAATGTTCAGTGACCCGGACACAGACCCGACAATTGTCGGGTCTACGCCGAGTGCAATGAAATAGAACCGAACGGGGGTCTTTGTAGCCATCTCCACGACAGTAGTTTCACCGGTAACTGAATTTGTTACCGTCTCATCAACTGTTTTCGTAAAAAATGCTCTGAATTCAGGACTTGCCACGAGATGGCCTTTGCCTCCCAGTGGAAATGCAAACTTCAGTTCATCGAAAATCCCGTCGGGAGTAAAGAAGCAACAATGCGTTTCACCTAAAAGAACCGATGTCCTCTTATGTAATGTGTCATTTCCCGTTGTAAGGAATTGCGCGTCGTCAGTGGATGTCATTGTGGATGTCATGGTAGAAAATAGTGTATAAATAATTATAAAATTTATTTCGAATTTTATAAAATATTAATCCGTTGTCGCTACCTTACCCCATGCAATAATTGACACACGTCCCTTTTCACGCAACTCTTTTACTTGTGGGATTCCATGCCTCCATTCAATATTAACATCTTTTCCAAATGTATATACATATCCGTCTTTTTGCGGGATTGACACTGTCGTCCGGGTTTTAGCGTGTTGGAATGATACATCTCGTGTATCTCCGAATGATACACCAACTGTTATATTTTGTGTTCGTGCTTTATCCTCTTTTACCGCCGCGGCGTCGTGATGATATGGTTTCCACTCACTTGAATCCTTATACCAATTAAATCGCGTTGCTTGGATATCCATATCAAAAAATATCTCCATCGTTTTTATAACCACATTAAATAATGGACATTCCCGTTTCCATTTTACTTTATCGTCGGCAATATAATGCGTATCCCCGTGCCATAGTTTCCATAGTGAATCTTCTTTTACATTATTATTTGCCGAATATGCATTCATTTCAGCAATTAACCCGTCATACATTGTTCCTTTATCCAGTTTAGTAGCAATATCATCATATAAATCCGGGATAATGATAACGTCCCGCCCAGACGACGTGAAATCGAGTTTATCTTTTGCTGTTGATATAAGCAATCTCATATCTGGTAGATCGTGGGATGGTTTAAATGACTCGGTGTTCTTTTTACGTCTATTTCGTGGTCGGCGATTAAGAACCTGTGTTTTACCAGTTGAATTAAGTTCACATGAAGCATTAACATGTTTGAATTTACAATCGTCGCCTTTCTGGCAATTTCCATATAGAAAGTGGAATTTACAAATGTTATTGTCGTGAATACGATTACACGTACTATTATTACAATGCCGTGTTTCAATAAAATCTCTACAAATCTGATTATTCATTATAGTTATAACTAGTAATAGTTGTTTATATTGGTTTTATAATGTATGAACACCCTCAGTTGTCGCTGTCGATGAACACTCTCATTTGTCGCCGTCGATGAATATCCAGACGGTGTCTATGATTGTGTGTTTTAACACGTTACGTTCTAACGCGTTGCTGTCGAGTCCGTCGATCAACTCGCAGGTTTGGATGAACCGGATCAAGTCCTTCTCGAACTTGGTTGCGACTTCCCTGTACATGTCACGGAGTTGCCTGGTCTTGGGAAGTGTTCCACACATGATGCGGAAGTTATCCACGACCGAGTCAATGATCCATTTCTTGATCGCGTGTTCGCTAACGCGGTGGTTTTGACGCTTGAACTTTTGTTCAAACGCCGCTACGATGGCACATGCGAATATATTTTTCGCGTGTTTGGTACTGGGCTTGTCGGATTTGTGTCCAAACAAAGAGCTTCCCATATGGTACCTCATCGACCATTCCTTCTCGACTAGTACGTTGGAGCAATCGAGGTCAGAAGATTCTTCATTTTCATCATACCAGCGCGGGATCCAAACGCGCGCACCAGCATTCAATCCAGACGTCTGGTGTTGGTTCGCATACGACACAATGCGCCAGACAGCGACTGCCATGGACATGTCAGTCCATCCCTGTCTCTCCGACTGAGAAGACGCTGAACTATCATGCCTCATTTTGATAAACCGCTCGACGGTCATCTCACATCCACCGTATGAGATGATTTGGTGTGGAAGGGTCCAGTCAGTCACCAAAAGGATGGTCGCGTCCGAGTACCGGGCGGCGTTGACGTGGGCAACGAACACTTTCAGTTGACCGTCGCCGGTCTGGAAACGGGGGGGGACGGTCGACTTGTAGAGCGTAGTCAACAGCCGCATGTATCGCTGTAGCAGTTTTTTGCGGCGAATGTCGAGATTCCCACGTGTGATGGCATTGTGGACCAAATGACACGTGGTACTAAAACACTGGTTGGCGAGGTCGATTATAGGCATTTTGGTTGGTAATAACTATTAATATATTAATATTAATGTCGATTTTTATTATATAAAATTGAATATTATATTCAATTACATTACAATACAATATGCAACCTACTCGCTATGAAATTAAATCACCAGTCGTCAAAGATAAAATGGCGGGATTTGATTTTGACCACGCAATGGTAACCCCTAAGGGGGGTCGAACTTTTCCAAAGGACGTCGATGACTGGCAATGGTTTGATGAATGTGTTCCTGAAAAGATAACACAATATAACCGAGATGGTTATATGATTGTCATTTTCACAAATCAATCCAAAAAATGGAAACACGACCAGATTAAACTAGTTGCCGAGACACTGGATATTCCGGTATTCATTGTAATTGCCACTGAAAAGAGCGAATACAAACCGAATAGAATATTATTTGATTCATTGATTGGTGATAACACAATTGACCTTGAAAATTCTTTTTTCGTAGGAGATGCTCTTGGTAGAAAGACGGACTTTTCGGATAGTGATAAAGTCTTCGCTGAAAACATTGGAATTCCAGTATATTCACCCGAAAGTATTTTCACTAGTCCAGTTGAACCATTTGAAATACCCCAAGTGCCACTATCTGACTCCCCCGAAATCATTATTATGGTAGGGTATCCCGGGTCAGGTAAAACAACAATTGCCCGTAATATATGCGAACAAAATGAACAATATGTTCATATATCAGGCGATGTTTGTAAAACATTGCCTAAAATTAAAAAGACGATTAAGGAAGTAATAAAACACGAGAAATCAATGGTAGTTGATGCTACAAATAGTTCTATCAAAAAGCGAAAGGAATATATTGCACTTACTACAATCGCCGGATATACAATTACATGTGTTCATGTGACAACATCAATGGATGTTTCGTATAGACGCAATAAGAGAAGAGATAGCGATAAACAAGTCCCTCGAATTGCGTATTCTGTATATACTAAATATTTCGACCCCCCAACAGAAGAAGAGGGACTTAAGTTGATTACAGTTTAATTAGTGTTTAATTATACTATACGTATAGGACTACATTTTATATAAAATTGAATTAATATTAAGATATTATAATAAAACAGGATGCTGAAACCAACGTGGAGAGATACAAATTCATCAGATACGTTAATTGCGCACCCTTTCCACTCAGCAATGGCAGAGAACAAATTTGAATTATTCGAACAGGAATTGTTCGATTATGTTAAACGAAAGCATAAAAAATCACTTTTTACGTCAAAATTTGTTGTTGATAAACAACGAGAATATTTAGCAGATTACAAAATTAGTGCTACTTGGATCGGAATGACAAATAAGATTGCCCATTCCGACTATGATAGAGAATTAGACGACTGTGGGAGAACAGGTGTTATCAAATGGGATGATTCCAGTTCCAATAAATTGGTTACTGGTGATTATTTTGGATTTATAGACTCTCGGGATGATATTAGAATGTTAAATATATACAAAATAATTAAAGTTCTACGTCCAGAATATAGAAGAGACGAATGGTCGCGAAATGGATATACAGATGGTAATTCAGAAACACATACCAGAAATTGTATTATATTAGATAGTAATATAATTCAATCAGTGAATTGGAAAGAATATCTTCAATCTGTCGGGTATAAGAAACAATACCTTCAAGGGACAACAAAAATTCGATATTCATCTCTTTTTAATAAACTTGATTAATTATTTTATAAAACCGCAATTGATATTCCAACATTAGTGTTATTGACTTCAAAGAATAAGCCAAGAGAATTTACATTCCCGAATTTTAAAATGTTAGGAAAACGTTCTGATGGAATACCAGCCCCATTATCACGTTCGGATTGGTTGTTCATTGTTTTGATGTTGTTATAATATTATATAGTTATAATATTATATAGTTATAATATTATATAGTTATAATTATTACGTATGATGATGTGAAGTTTAACTGTGTCCGTGAACCCGATGGAGGCATCGGATACAGTTCTCGGTCGAGACCTCCTCATATACAGAGATCAGGTAGTCTTTCGTCGATTTTTAGTTGTTATAAGACGCTTTCCCCACGGGGGACGATCGTATATTCGGACTTGAAGTGATATGGGACTTACCGCACTACACCCGCTTGAATGTCCCTACAACATTACGTGTGAGCGACAGGGTCGTGACGGTAATAAGAAGTGGTACATCAGGAGTACCAATGTAACGATGCCACTAATGCACATCGCGAGACAACTATAGTCCCGTATAGTATAAAAACTGTCTGTCAAAGTGGCGAGGAACGCGATGACGTCGATGTAGTCAGACTGGTCGATTACCAACACCACCCATGACAGAATCGTGAGGAGCATACACACCACCCATGACAGAATCGTGAGGAGCATACACACCATAATGGACAGCACCGAGCAGGCGATCGACAGAATTACCGAGATGATCAACCACGGTATCATTTCGACGACGCGACCGGACAGAAACGCATTCTTGAAGCGACCGGTCCGAATCGCCGCGATGATCTCACTGACAATTCTTTTGACGCTAAGAACGGATGCCATCTTGACAACACGATACAACAC